GATGTCGTAGCCGCGCACCAGCTTGATCGCGGCCGGGCCCGCAGTCGGCGCCTGGTCGCGACCCGGCTGGACGACGATCAGGGGGAAAGCGCTGCCCTTCTCCTTCACCAGCTCGTTGAGCCAGCCAGAGCGGACATTGGCGCCCGCCTCGGTGCGGTAGTCGTTGGCAGGCGTGATAGTGCCCAGCCGAGCCAGCAGCGCGTGCCGGATCAGCGTCAGCTTGTTCGCCATGGATCAGGTCTCGGGAGTGGTGATGGCCATGATTTCGTAGCCGTCGTCGCGGGCGATGTCGTCGACCCGGTAGCGGGTGCAGCCGATGACGAAATAGGCCCCGCGGTTGGCGGCCGGGAGATCCTTGACCAGCCAGGTGATGGCGGCCTGGCCGGTCAGGAATATCCCGTCCGGGCCGTTCTGCTGGAGGTTGCGGTCTACCCGGAGCAGGAGGCCGCGCACCGGCGGCGATTCGGCTTCCAGGTAGTCGCCCCGGGAGTCGGCAAGACACCGATGCCCGATGGTCTCCATCTGCTCGATGAGCTTGCCGAACATCATCACGCCACCGCGGTGACGGAGGTGCCGTCCAGGCGGACGCGGCCCACGGCCGAGGGGTTGGCCGCGACCTCGGTGACCACACCGATGCGGAACAGGCCGGAGGCAGAGACGTTGGTCGCCATGCGGCTGGTGCCGTTCATGTAGACCACGTCGCCGATGGCCCAGGCCTGGGCGCTGATCTTGTCCAGCTCGAAGACGCCGGTGGTCTTGAGCACCACGTCCTTGCCTTCAGCCTCAGTGGTGGCCGCAACGCCAACCAGGCCGCCGACCTTGTACAGATCGCCGGACACGGTGCCGCCGGTGGGGGCCGGCAGGGTGATGCAGTCGCCGGCTTGAATGAAGTTCTTCATGGAGCGTTCCTCTTGGATGCGAAGGGTTCAGCAGGGGCGCCCGCAGGCGCCCTCGCCTATCAGTTGCCGGGGTTCTTGTAGGCGCCGCGGTAGTCGATCCAGGCCGCGCCGAAGACCAGGCGAGCCTTGACCTCCAGACCGTCCACCTCGAAGCCCTCGCGGGTCTCGGTGAACACGCCCTGCTCGCCTTCCAGGTAGGCGTACTCGAAGGTATCGACCAGGCCCGGGGTGGCGATCAGGAACCACTGGTTGCCAGGGATGCGGGCATCGACGATCACGGTCAGCTGGGCGTTGCGCGGGTCGTTGATGTCGCTGTTCTTGGCCGGCACGTACAGCGAACTGGTGTACTGGTAGGCCTCCAGCTCTTTGTCCGGGCCCACCACCAGGTACTTCGGCTCGACGTTGAGGAACTGGCCGGCCTTGGACTTCTGCTTGCGCAGCGAGGCGCGGGCTGCGGCCAGGGTTGTGGCGTTGATCGGGCCACCGCTGGCCGCCACGTTGCCGTGGGCTGCGTCGAAGAAAGGCTTGCCGTCGGTGAAGTTGGCGTTGCCCAGGATCAGGCTCCACACCGCATCGCTCTCGGTCTGCGCAGCAGCGGCGCCGAGCGCGGTGGGGATCCGGGTGAAGACGCCCAGGTCGTCGTTGACGATGGCTTCCCAGGTGATGGCGATGATCTTGCCGTACTTGACGACGCGCAGCGGGGCGCCCTCTTCGTCCAGGGTGCCGTACTTGTACTCGCCGTGTTCCTTCACCTTCTCCAGGGCAGCGATGTCGCCCAGGGCAGCACGGGTCACTTCGCGGAAGTCCGGCACGGTGGTCTGGCGCCCCAGGACGCGCCAGGTCTGAGGGGCCAGCTCGTAGCCAGCGCGCAGAGTGCGGTTGACGGTGTTGCCCAGCAGCAGCGGGAAATCGCTGGTGGTGTGCATGCCGGCCGCGCGGACAGCCTGGCGATCGCAGCCCAGGGCGGCGCGGGCGACTTCCTGAGCGGTCATCCCGCGAGCGTTACCGCCGGACAGGGTCACGAACTCGCGAGCCATGTCCACCAGGCGCATGCCGCGGAACTCGCGGGCGGCTTCCGGCAGTTGAGCGCTGGCGTCGCAGCGATGGATCAACGCGGCCTGCATGGCATCACGCTTGGCATTCAGCACGCCGGTGTCGGTGGTGCTGGTCACGGTGGCCTGGCTGTTGCGGCTCTGGCCTTGCTGGGCCTGCTGCCGCTCGGCGACCTTGTCGATCAGGGCAGCGCTGGCATCAGCCACCGACACACCGCGCTCGATCAGGCCTTCGACCTCGTCATCGCCCAGGCCTACCTTGCGCGCCATCTGGCGGATGGTCAGGCAGCGCTTGCGCTCGTTATCGATCGCTTGCTGCTGCTCGGCTTGGCGTTGCTGCTCGGCCGCGCGCTTCTCTTCTTCGGTCATCACAGGTTCCTCTTGGGTAGTGGCCACGGCGGCCGGTTGCTCGGCAGGCGCTTGGGCCTCCCGGACATTGAATTGGGTTTGGAAACGGGGCCCCTTGTACTCGGCGGGGTTCTCCGCGTTGCGGGTCTTGGCCCCATCGTCGAAGCCGATCGGCACCAGGGAGAGCTCCAGGGGCTCCCAGTCCATGGCGCGGTAGGTCGGCAGCTTGTCGTCTTCCGCCTCGATCACCTCGTAGCGGTGCACGGCGTAGCCGACGCTGATGTTGCGGAGGATCCCGCTCTTCACGTCGCGGAAGATGGGCTCCACCTCCTCGCGCTCGCTGAAGCGGACCAGGGCGCGGCCTTCGCCACCCTCGATCCAGGCGCGCTCCACCACGCCCAGGACGTCGTCCAGGTCGTAGGTGCTATGGGTGTTGAGCAACGGCGCACCGTTGTTCAGCCGCTCCAAGCGGACCGAATCGGGCGACAGGTCCAGCTCCTCCATGTAGCTGCCCACGTCCCAGGCCCAGCGGCGGCCTTTGGCCCCGGTGGTCCATACCAGCTCGACGGTGCGGGCCTCGGTATCAACGGTGCCGGGGCGCACCGCGGCCCGCAGCACCCGAAGCGGGGTCTCATGCGTCTTGGGAGTCAGTGCTTCCGGCATCGGATTTACTCTCGTCGGTTTTGTCGTCGTTTGAATCGGTGCTGGCATCCGCCGGGGTGGCGGCGCCGGCGGTGGCCACGCGGCGCGGATCGCAGTCGAGGATCAGGCCGTGCTTGTCCAGCAGGGCGTTGTTCTTGGCGATCTGCTCGGCGTGGGCGTCGGGATCGGTCACCCCCAACTCCCGCAGTCCGTCCTGCCAGGTGGTCAGGCCATTGCGGATGCGCTCCTTGAGGTTCTCCGTCTCCTCGCTCGGGTTCACCATGTCGCGGCGCGGCGGTACCCACTCGGCTCGGGCATCCTCGAGGACGCCGCCCGGCAGCAAAGCCTGGGCCTCCATGAACCAGCGCCAGACGCCCTCGCACAGCTGCGGGATCAGCATCCGCCACTGCCACACGTCCACCCGGCGGGCGAAGTGCAGCCAGCCCATGCGGCCGCTGGAGAAGTTGACCCCCTTCAGGTCGCCGGCCAGCAGCTCGTAGGGGACTCCCAAGCCGACAGCGATCGCGTGCAAGCTCTGCCAGCTATAGGGCTGGTACCCGTTGAAGGTGGGCGGCGTGCCGAAGCTGACGCTCTCACCCAGGCCCAGCTCCTGCACGATGCCGGGCTCGACGTGGTCGATCAGCGGGGACTTGGTATTACTGGTCGCCTGTTCGCCCTTGGTAACGAACGCCGCGAAGCAGGCCGCGATCTTGGCCTGCTCCATCACGGCGTCTTCCATCTCGTCGAGGCTGCGCATCCGCTGCATCACCGGCGCGAACCAGGTGAAGCCACGTGCCTGCCCTGGCCGCTTGGGCAGGTACAGGTGGATGACATCTTCCGCCGGCACCCGCTTGGAGGTCAGAGAGCCCCAGGCAGCGTTGGCGCCGGGGTGCTCGTCGAAGAGCCAGTAGGCGACCCGGCGGCCAATGACGTCGAACTCGACGCCCTGGATGACACGATTCGCGCCTATCGGCCCGTCCTTGCTCTCGTCGAGGAAGTCAGCCTCCAGCATCTGGATCTGCAGGGGGACCGGCAGGCCATCGGAGCTGAAGCGCCGGCGCCGGCGCAGCAGCACCTCACCATCGCCACCAGCGGCCTCGACGCCCTTATGCTGAAGACCGTAGAAGTTCTCCAGGCCATCGGCATCGCAGAGCGTGGTCTCTGCCCAGGCGCGCCAGAGGTCGCCCAGCTTCTTGTTGGCACGGTCAGATCGGGCCAGGGGCCGCGGTACGATGCCGGCGCCTACCACGTTGTCGGCGATGCCAGTGATGGCCCGCTCGGCGTAGGGGTTGTTCCGGCGCAGGTCGCGCGCGCGGTTGCGCAGCTTGGCCAGGGCCGGAGCGTTCTCAGCGTTGGCATCCGTGCCGGTGCTGCGCCAGCCCTCGTTGCGGCGGCCGCCGGCGGCGCCTTCGAAGCGCCGGGTCAGCATGTCGCGCACGGTATCGGCGCGGGCTTTCTTCAGGCGCTGCTCAGCACGCTTCGCGGCCAGGCCGGGAAACCAGTCTTCGATCACACCCATTTCAGTGGCCTTTCGAGAAGGAGGCGTAGCGCCGGCGGTCGTTGGGTACCTGGTTGCCGCCCAGATCGCGCTCCATGAGCGACAGGATGCGCATCATCTCGTCGAGCGATCGGTAGGTGACGCGCCGGCCGTTGAAGTCCACGGTCAGCGCGCCATTGGCGATCGCCTCCTGCAGCGCCTGGTGCTGTTCGCGGGTGAAGGCCATGGTCATCGGTTCCAGAAGTCAGATTTCTTGCGCGCCCGCTCGCGGGGCTGTTCGGTTGCAGCGGTGTCGCCGCCAGACTCGGGGGCGGCCACCAGGGCGTTCAGGTCAAGGCCGAAGCGTTGCTGGCTGATCCGCAGCGCGGCCAGGGAGTAAACGAAGCAGTCTCCCGCTTCGTTCCTGCGCCCCTTGTTGTCCCACCGGTACTGCTGCACGCCACCGACCAGCTTCAGCACCTTGCTCTCGGCGGTCATCTGCTTGACCTCCGCCTCATCGCAGATGAGGTCGTTGGCTGGCAGGTGAACCACTTGCGGCTGCGATACGCCGGCCTGGCTCTTCGCCACGTCCAGCGGCAGTCGGAGGCGGCTGTAGATCAGCTCTTTGGCGTTGTCGGTACCGACCGTGGTCAGGTAGACGCCGTGCTTGTTGCGCTTGGTCGGGAAGCTCGCAATCGGCTTGCCGTAGATCGGCGCGCCGATGATGGGGATCATCCAGAGCACGCCGTTCTTTTTGCTGTCGTCGCAGACCTGATCCATGTAGTGGCCGCCGGCGTCCCAGCACCAGCGCTCGACCTTCATCACCAGGCCGTCGGCCCGCGTGAACTGCCGGTGCAGCTCCAGATCTCGCTTGCGGCGCAGCTCTTCGCCGCCCGGGTCGCCCATCAGCACGAAGCGATAGACCAGCCAGCACTCCTCGTTCGGGCCCCAGGCCCAGACGCGGCCTTCGTAACGGTCGTCCTGGGTGTCGCCGCCGCCGGTAAGCGCCACGGCCTGCGCCGGAATCTCGCCCTGCCAGACCTCACGGCGGCCCAGCAGCGTGTCCCATTCCAGTCGCTCGCCTTGGTCTTCCTCCCAGGTCTCGCCCAGGGTGGTGTTGACGAAGGTCTTCAGGTCGCTGCGGCTGCCCTTGGCCTGGAGAAAGTCCTGGGCAATGCGGCCCCAGGACACGAAGAAGCTGTAGGCCGTCCAGATGTGGAAGCTCAGCGACTCCGGAGTCGGAATAGGCTGGCCCTCGGCGTCGAAGAAATCGAAGCCATCGCGAGTCCAGATTCCGGTTTTCTCGCACACCCAGCGTGCCAGGCGCTGCGCCTCGAGCGCCTCCGGATAGCGGATCAGGCAGCCAGTCACCTCGCAGGCATACCAGGCGTCGTCAGGCTTGGCCGGGTCCCACTTGATACCGAATGAGCAGTCCTTGCCGCCCCACTTCAGGTACTGCTCGGCGCCGCAGTGCGGGCACGGCAGGTGAAAGCGGAACAGATGCGGCGACTTCTGGACGGCACCCTCGATCTGGCAGCCTCCCCGGTCGATCGGGCCGCGCAGCTTCGGTGTGCTGCCTCGAATCGACTTCGGGAACGTCGAGCCCTCGATCCGCTTGTCACCCAGGACCAGCGGCGAGCCTTCTTTGTCGATGTCGTGGTCGAAGGCCGCCAATTCGTCGTAGATGACGGTATCGGCGGAGATCGCCCGGTAGTTCTTGCCCGCAGCGCCGCCGCGGCACCACAGCTGCTTGCCGTGGCTGAATTTCTTGATGTCGAGCGTGTTGTCCCGGTGCTTCTTGCCGTGCCAGGGAGCCAACTCACGAACAGCGCCGACGTCGCGGATCATCGTCTCGATCTCGGACTTCATGAAGAGATCCGCACTGCCATCGTCAGGCAGAAAGAACGCGATGTGCCGCCGCTTGTGCTCGATCTGGTAGGCCGAAGCCGCCAGCAGCATCTTCGAGTAGCCGACCCGGGCCGACTTGATCACGTTTACCACCCGGATCTCGTCGTTCCCCATCGCATTGAGGATGGCCGCCTGGTAGGGCAGCGTCTCCCAGCGGCCTTCCTGGTAGGACGACTCGCTGGAGAGGTAGAAGTGATCATCCGCCCAGGCCACCGGCGTCTGCGGTGCATCGCGGCGCAGGGACAGCAGGCCGGCAGACATCGCCGCCTGGCAGGCCTCAATCTGCGCTATCGATAAACTCGTCATGCCACTCCGGTAGGCGTTCCGCCGCCTGGGCGATTGTGTTGCGCGCCTTGGTCAGCTCTCGGCCAATGGAGTCGAGCTGGCCCGGGGTGAGGTCGGGATGTCGACGGCGCAGCGTCATGACCACCGTGTCGAAGATCGAGCCGGAGGCCGGGATGAATTTGGCGAAGGCGAAGGTGATGAAGTCGGCCGGAATCAGCCGCTTCTTGGTCACCTCGTTCTTGAGTTCCTGGGCCTCGGACTGGGCCGCAGTGAGCCGCAGACGCTCTTGCGTCAGCCGGTACTCGATGAGCGGGTCGATATCGCCCTGCTCCGGGTCCATTTCCGGTTTGACCTGGCTGTTTCCTAGCCCCCGAAGGTGGCGGATGTAGGCCAGGCGGCAGGCTTCGATGTCATACCCGCCTTTTCCCTTAGATCCAGGCAGGACGCCGTCTGTAAGGAGATTGCGCACCTGCCGATCGCTGAGATCGAGGTGCTTCGCCACTTCGATCTGAGTTGCCATGAGATGCCCAACCGGAACCGGAAACGGAAGTCCTGGAAAAAGTCCGTGAATAGAGTGAAAACGGGGCTCGAATCACCCCCAATGGGCCCTCCCCCGGGAAGGACCCAAGACCCCCACCCCGCACCATAGTGGTGCGTCGCTATCGGCGGCGGGTGCGCAGGGCCTGGGCCATGGCTTCCTCAAAGTGGAACGCGAGGCGCTCATTGGCCACACGCTCACCGATGCCGAAGAAGTCCAGGCGCTTGCGATAGGTCGGCTTGTCGACGAAAGCCAGGAAGATGCTCAGGTCTTCGCGCTTGCGACCAGTGCGTCGGGCTATGCCGATGGGCTTGCCCGCCTTGGTCAGCACGAAGAACGACTGAGCGTTGCGCTTGGCCAGGCTGCGCTTGCTGTCGGTGGCGTTGGCGTTGTAGCCCGTCTCACCGAAGCCTCGGATGCCTGATAGCGCCTTGGTCAGCTGGCCGCGCTTGATGTTGCCGTACTGATCGAGGTCAGCCCCTGCGCCTGGCACCACGTACTTGCCGGCGGGCAGGATGCCTCGTGCTCGCAGCATCGCTTCGCTGCGCTTGTCGGGGCGATCACCACCGTAGACCTCGGGTGCCAGCCACTTGGTGGCAGGCGATGACTTATCCGCCTCGTCCTTGATCCACACCCTAGCCAGCAGCCTGTCCTTGCGAGCAGGGATCAGGCGCAGGCTGTTCAGCGTCCAGTTGGTGGGTCGGTCGAACACCGTGGGCATCTCTGCCTCGATGGCGGCCTTCACGTCCTGGGCGGTGCGGGTGAGCGCAAGCGCTGTAGCGAATGGGATCTGCCGCTGCTCAAGGTCGGTCAGCTCAGAGAGCTGGTCGGTCAGGCCCTGGGCGGTGATCTTGATCATGCTGCCTCACACCTTCAGGACCGTGGCGTCTTCCACTCGGCCATGCGCTCACTTGCGCGGGCCTTGATCAGCTCGCGCGTGGCAGCGTGGCCAGCGTCGTCCAGGTTCATCTTCTCGCCACCCATGGCGCCATCACCGCCGGCGATCCACAGCGTGACAGGGACGCCATTGGCCTTGGCCTCATCCAGCGCGCGGACCAGGGCCACACGCGCGGAGTCAGTGGGCGGGATACCGGTCTCACCGACGAAGCCGCGCAGGCCCTTGGCGGCGAAGTAGTTGTAAGCCGGGCGGAACACCTGGGCCACCTGCTCCACCGGGAAGGCGTTCAGGTTGCCGTTGCTGTATCTGCCGCTCGATCCGCCGTCGAGGTCGCCGTAGCCGTGCACCTCGGGGATCCAGTTGTTCGCCGGGTCTTTGATGCCAGCCGCGAACGTGCCGCTGACCGTGGCCCAGTTGCGCGCGGACGCCCACTGGTTGCCGCAGATGAAGACCGGCTTGCTCGTCACCTTGCGGATGATCGGCAGCATGATGTTCACGTCGGCTACCACCTTGGCCTCCATCGCGGTGACCGTGAGGCTGTCCAGGGCACCGCCCGAAGCGTAGGGCTCATTGCCCAGGCCGTAGCCCAGGATCATCGCCTCATCGAACGTGGTGACCATCGAGGCGATGTGGTCGCCCAGGTCCGCCGCGCCCCAGCCGTTGGCGTCGTCGATCAGCACCTGTTCCTGGCGCTTCCAGCGACCACCCTGCCCTGCGGCCTCGCCGGCCGGCAGCAGCGCGCCGGTCTGCTTGCGCACGCCTTCGACCATCGCGGTCTGATTGCGGTACATGCGCCAGTAGTGGTGCGGGTCGAAGATGACCATCGCCTCGCCGTTCGAGTCCTCGCGGATCCAGCCCAGCACGGTCTTCATCTTTGCGACGAAGGTCGGGTCGAGTTGGCCACCCTTTACCGGCAGGCCGGTCGAGTCGATCAGCGTGGCGCGCTGGAGCGCATAGGGGAACCGGATCAGGCGGACGCCCAGGTCGCGTACGTAGAGACGGACGTCTGCACGACTCGGCCATTTGAAGTGGGTACCGGCTTCACCAGGCAGCACCTGGTTCGCATTCGAGTGCGCCGCCAGGTTGATGCCGAGGTAAGGGATGTTCTTGAGCACCGCCACGCCGGGCAATACCGGCGGCGGGGAGGGGGTCTCGCCAGGATCGGCCACTACAGGCGGCAGCGTTACGACGGGCGTCTCCTCCACCGGCACGGTCACCGGCTTGGCATAGCGGTCGCGCACAGTGGCGGCCTTGCCGATGACCTTAGACGGGTCACCGATGCTCTGGTCGATCACTGCCGTCAGGTCGCCGTTGTCGCGGCGGCCGGTGCTGATCACGTTCACCGCCTGGCCGGTAGCCAGCTGGATCACCACCTGGCCCGCCAGGATCAGCGAGCTGTAGGGCAGGATCAGCGTCTTTTCGAAGGCGCCGCGGATGGTCGTTTCCAGCGGCAGGCTGCCGACCGGCTTGTCCGGGATCGGGGCGGGAGTCGGGTTCTCTGCGGCAACCAGTTCCGCCAGCTGCTTTTGCGCAGTCGAAAGCGTGTCGCCCAATTCCTTCAGGGTGGCAGTCATGTTGCTCTCCGGTGAGTTTGGCGCCGGAATGCACAGCTCGGGCCGAGAATGTGGGTGTTACGGGTAGCCCTTCAGCGGCTCGCGATGGCCGCCCCATTGCTCAGGCAGCGTGCAGGCTGTTACCTGCAGGCGGTATAGCTTTGCGGGCAGCTGCATGGTTCCAGCATCAAAGCCGGGCGCAGCTACCCAGATGGTCTGTAGGGTGTTGCGGCATTCCCATGTGCGGGTGACGTATCCCGATCCCGTACCAACCAGGAACACCACAAGCGCGGCAAGTAGCCAGCGCATCCCTTTGGCGGCCTGTCTCATCCGTGCGCCCTCCGTGCCCGAGGCTGGCGACGGTCTCGGCCGTCTACCAGCGCGCCGATTCGACGGAAGAAGTACGCCCCGCAGAAGATCGTGTGAGCGACGACCAGGGAGCTGGCCATGCTGTTGTTGATCAGCTTCCAAGGCTCCATCAGCCAGAGACTGAGGTGAGCCAACACGTACAGGGTGGAAGCGGTGACGATGAACATCACCTCGGTGCGGTCATCCTGGCGGAATCGGTTGCCCATGGCGGCAAACCAGATGCACCGAGCAATGACCAGGCCGTAGGTCACTACGGCGGAAATCGAGATCAGCAGCATCAGTTGGCTCCAGGCGGATTGAATCGCTCCAGCGCGCCCTTCACCTTAACTTCAAGCATCCCTAGCACGGGGTAGGCGCAGAACCCGAGCACCATCAGGTAGCCCGAGCGATATTCGTTGGTCATCGGAATGAAGTAGCCGCACGCCTTGCCGACGAAGAATGCGGACAGGAATTTGATGGCGAAGCTCTTCGCGGAAAACCGCATTTCGGTGGTGGGTGGCCAGAAATAGCTGATCACCCCACCAAAGCCGCCAAGCAGGCCAGGCATGCACCAAAGCAGAATGGCCTCCAGCATGTGCTCCACTGGTTGAGCCCTCTTGGTGTTGCCCCTCATGCAGGCATAAAAAACCCGGCGCGATGGCCGGGTCTCTGATCTCTTTGCGCCTGCCGAAACTTGCGCACTTTGGGAAAATTAGCTCAATTTCCCCACCATAGCAAGTGATTTATGCTGCTTCGTCGTCTTTTTCCGCGTTGATCACCTGCCATACCGCACGAAGTGCCTGAGCATCCACTGCCATGATCGTCTGGCGCATGAAATTCCACACCTCTACCCAATCGCGATCCCAGTGCTTGGGCTCGATGTGGACTCCGTACAACTTCTGCATGGCGTCGGCTACCTTGGCAGGACCCCAACCGTCACCACCGTTGGCCTCGGCCTTGTAGGACTGGAGTGCGCAGGTGACCAGGCAATGCACCTTCGCCAACTTGGCACCGGTGAGCTGGGGGAACTCCATGTCGTTCCAGATCAGCTTCTCGGCGTTCAGCATGTGGATGACGGTCATGCAGGGATGGTAGAGGTAGTGGCCAAACTGCTGTACCTGGAACGGAAGAGTGCCAATGGCGCGCTGCACCTTACCCATGGCCACCAGGTGGGCAGCGCGAGCAGTTGATTTGCCGATGGGGGTGCGGCGGGTCTCAGCGATGCTGATCCGCTGGCGTGGCACCTTCACCCGTACCTCTTCCTCGTCATCATCACGAGCTCGGAAGACGACTTCCTGCTTTCGAGACCGCACGGTCTTGAGCTTGGTGGCAACCTCGGCGCGCTGCTCGGCTGCCTGGCTGATGGAGACATTCGACTCGTGCTGAGACTCGGTCCAGACCTGCCGTGCGTGGATGAACTTCATGCTTCACTCTCCTCAATCAATCCAGTCGTCTTCAGCCACTCGTACCCGAACCCATCGGGGTCCGCTTTGATCTGGTCCGATCGCTCGAACGCCTCCTTGATCGTGGGCAGCACCTCCTTGCCGCCATTCCATTCCAGGGTGATCTGGTTCGGGTTATTCCTGATGATCACGCCCCTCATGCTGCCTCCCGGAGCTTTTCTAGCCGGCGGCACTTCTTCGAGAAGACGGACTTCAGGCGCTTGAGGTATGGGATGTCGTACCGGACGATGCGGCTATCGCACTGCAGGGCCTCTACCCGCTCGGCGCCAATGCGCTCGATCAGCCGCGGCAGGTACTCGGCGATGTTCCCGCTCAGGTGGTTGTTACAGATGGAACAAGCCTTATGCATGTTCCATAGGTTGAACCTGATGTGTGGGGCCGCGCCGACGCTGCGGAAGTGCGAGCAATGCCATTGGCCAGGCCAGGTCGCCGGCTTATCGCAGCTCACGCAGCCCAAGTGGGAGTCACGCAGCCGGACGTACCGGTTCATGACAGCCTGGGCTTCCTTCAGGTACTCCGCCCGCGACTTGATCCGCTCTTTCGCTGCACGGATCTCACGCCGCTCAACCTTCTCGATAGCTTTGCGCTGGCGGGACTCCTTGGCCTTGGCATGAGCCAGGGCGCAGACCGGCCCGCAGACTTTCTGCAGGGGGCGTGATGGAGTGAACTCGGTCTTGCAGACTGAGCAGGTCTTGGGGCGCGGGGTCTTGGCTGCTGTGAGGGTCATTCGGCCACCTTCGTCAGCTGGATCTTGGCGACCACGACACCGTCCTTGGTGATTTTCATCTCACCACCGTGGAACTCCAGCTTTTCCATGATGGCCTTCAGGACATCGCTGGTGACGTCCTTAGGGTTGCCACAGAAGTCCAGGCCATCATTCGAGACGCGGCCCATGAAGATTCGGCCAGTAAGGGCGGTACAGGCAATCCGATTGGTCATGCTGCCTTCTCCATCACCGGGAAACCCTGCTCAGCCGCCCACTGCTCGATCTGCAGCATGTAGTCGCCGAACTCATCGACCTTCAGCTTGGTGGTGCTGATGCCGCGCAGCTCGGTGCTGCCGTCCGGCATGGCGATCTCATCGCAACCGATGAAGGTGCGTTTGAAGAACTCGTGCCAGGTCTCGTCGCTGAACTGCCGGCCGTTGAGCCAGGCAGTTGCAGCGATCTCGCGCAGCAGGAGCCAATAGCGTTTGTTCTGCTCGATGGAGCGCTTGGACTTCATGGGGCGGAGCACCAGCTCGTAAGCTGCGCCCTCCCCCATGAGCTGCTGGCAGAGGTCGTACGCGCTGCGGAAGGCCATCTTTAGGCCGGCTGCACCCTGGATTCGGAATCGGCGCTCAGTCATTTCCGCGCACCTCTTTCACTGCCATCTCAAGGATTACCAGCAGCAGGTAGACCCAGAAGATCGGCCACAACAGAACGCAGCGATGGAAGTGCGTCAGCTTGTTGGTGTTGAGAGCGGTCAGCAGCGCGCCAACCAGGTAGATCAGGGCAATGGATTCGGCCATCACTTCACCTCCCGCCCATGATCGTCGTAGCCGCCGCTTGAGCGGTGGACGAGGGGCTGGATGGCGCGCTCCCGGGCGTCGTGAAATGGCTCCGTATCGACCCAGCGACTGGCCTGCACTACGCCGGCCATAGCGCCCATGCGATAGGACTCGCGCAGCAGGTCAGCCAGCTGTTCCTTGGTGAGCATGATCATGCTGGCACCTCTTGGCACTTCTGGCGCTCAGGGGCGAAGTCGCCTTTCAGTAGCATCAGGTGCTTCTCGTCCACCATCGACCAGGCGGGGCCACCGGAGCCATCCGGGCCCATATCCCAGATCACTGACCAGAAGTAGCCAGACCGATTGATCGTCACAAAACCAAGCCCATCAGGACGCTCGAAGGGAACACCGCACTGGCCACGCTCACCGAGGGTCACGACTCGTCCAACGAGGGTTGGAGCAGTGTGGTAGCCAATCACCAGGGCAGGATCACCACTCTTCAGGTTATGCATGGCTCGGCTCCAGGTGCTGAGTCTCGGCGAAGGTCTGCTCGGCATGGCTGTAGCCACACCACCAGTCGACGTGGTGTTGGGTGTTGAGGTCGTAGGGGTTGGCATGAACGCCGGCCAGGTAGTCCTGCCAGCCCTGCTGCCAGGCGTGAGCATTGGCGGTTGCGGTATTGATGGTCATTGCGCACCTCGAGCAGAAGGAGTGTGGACGGGGCTTTGGGATTGATCGGGCTTCGGGTGATAGCGATTGCGCCACCAGGCGATTCCCTGCTCTGCGATCGACTCGCTGCGGGCTTCTTGTAGGCGCGCCTCGTTGACGCGCTTGTGGATTAGGCGAAGGTGACTCTCCATGCCGGAGCGGCCAGAGAGCTGCATCAGAACTTCATCCATGGCCTCTCCCAGGCTTCTTACCCAGTCCATGTCGTCTTCACGAACAGAGAGAAGCGCCTTGGTCCAGGCCGTAGAGCCGGCAACTTCCAGGTAGAGCTGATCTAGGTCGTGCAGCGAGAAAGGTCCGCGCCCGGATGCGGTTGGCATGTCCAGATAGCAGTTCATGAACCCGCCCTTGTCGCTCTGCGGACGGGCGATCAGGAAAACGACGGGGCGACCTGTGGCCTGAGTGGCTTCGGCTGCCTTGCGGTATTCCTCAGCTGTCGGCTGTTCACCCTTCACTTCCAGGTAAATGTCCGAGCTGGGCAGGTAGAAGTCGGGCAGGTAGAAGCCGCCCTCGATCTGCAACAGGTGAGGCTCGTACAGGTAGAAGATGTCGACGGCATCCATAAGCCGAGCCCACATGAGCTCTGTGTAGGAGCGGAGCTTGTAGCCCTTGTGCTCGTAGACGGTACGGCGCTTTCTCGCCTCCATTACCAATCCTCCCCACTGTGGTTGCTGACCAGAGAGCCCGGCGCCAGAGATACGAACCGGGACTTGTCTCCCTGGAAGGCGGTGAAAACGGTGCCGATCTCGCCGTCACGGTTTTTACGGACCAGAATCTCGCCGATGCCTTTGTGCTGGGTGTTCGGGAAGTACACCTCGTCGCGGTACACGAACATGACGATGTCGGCGTCCTGCTCGATTGCACCCGACTCACGTAGATCGCTGAGCACGGGTCGCTTGTCTGGGCGGGATTCACAGCCGCGGTTGAGCTGGCACAGCAGGATCACCGGGCAACCAAGCTCGCGCGCCAGCAGCTTTACCTGGCGAGACATAGTTGTGACGTCATCCACCCTGCCCTTGCCGTCGCCTTCGACCAGGCCCAGGTAGTCGATCGCGATGACACCGAGGTCACCTAGGCGGTGCTTCTGCCGGCGGGCGATAGAGCGGATGCGAGGCATCGTCATAACAGGCACGTCAGTGACCACGATGGGCGCGTCACGCAGGCGAGAGGTGGCCACGGCCAGGTGGTTGTCGTTCTTGTACGAGCAAGAACCATCCTTGAGGTGAGGCAGCGGAATACCGCCTACAGCCGCCAGCAGGCGATCGGCTAGCTGACCCTTGGTCATCTCCAGACTCACGACCAGGGCGGGACGCTTTTGATTGATGGCTACGTCCGCGACGATGTTCATAGCGAGAGTGGTCTTGCCCATGGCGGGACGGCCGGCGATCACGATCATCTGACCGGGCTTCATGCCTTGGGTGTACTTGTCCAGGTCCTCAATGCCGGTCATCAGGCCATCAACGGTTTGGCCACTCACTGCGCGGTCGTGGCGGTCCTGCAGCACGTCGATGTGATCGCGGAGGATGTCACCGATCATCTGGCACTCGCCCTCAGCGCCGGACGTGTCCAGGCCCATCACCAGGGCCTGGGTCTGCGCGATCTTGTCCTCGATGTTCGAGGGCATACGGGCGATCTCGTCGATCTCTCGCGCAACCGACGCAATGTGCCGGGCGATGGCACGATCACGGATGATCTGGGCGTAAGCCTTGGCGTTCGCCGCGCTCGGGGTGTTGTGCTGGATCTCGGCGGCGTACACCAGGGTCTGGACGTCGTTCGCCAGCACCGGCTTGCGGTCGCTGAGGGTAATCACGTCGATCGGCTTGCCCTCATCGCGCAGGGCCAGGATCAGGCGATACAGATCGGCGTTCTCGGGATAGGCGAAGGCATCACCGGACAGACCATCGCTAATCATATCGATCAGGTGCGGCTGGATCAGCATCGCGCCGATGACACCGTGCTCTGCTTCGAGGCTGTGAAGATCAATCATTGCTGTGCCTCCAGCTGACGGAAGACAGCGCGCGAGCAGATCACCTCAAGGTGCGGGTTGACGTTGGCGCCGCGGTACCAGACCTGATTCAGGCGGTTGGCCTTGTCGAACATGGAGCGCCAGAAGCCGGAGTTCTTGTGGGCCTCGGCCTCTTTCCAGCGCTCGCAGATCAGACCGCGCAGCACCTTGTCACCGGCAACGCTGACCGGAGCCAGGTTCGGGCAGGTCTGGTGGTACAAGGCGATGATCTTGTCGACAGGGATGTTCGACTCATCAACGCCACGGCATTCCTTGAACTTGCGTGCAATCCAGTTCACCAGGAAGCGGCGATAATCTTTCTTCGGGCGGTTGGCGGAAGCCCAGGCTGCTGCGCGAGCAATCTCAGCCTCGACGTCGATCGGCGCGTAGGTCTTGGCCCATTTGGTGATCAGGGAGTGATCGACCTGGAAGTCTTCGCCGTCGAAGATGACCAGTTGCTTGGCCGGCTCTTCGTTCGATGCGTGTTCGGCCCCCTGGGGGGCAGTAATCTGTTCCGAAGGAACAGTTACTAGGGGTTCTTTCTTTGTATAAAGAAGGGAATGTGCATTTTTGGTCTCACTCGCAGCATTTCCCAGTGAGACCACATTGTCCGAGTGAGACGTTTTGGTCTCACTGAGACGGTCATTAGCAGGCTCGAAGAACTGCCATTCGGAGACCGGAGCGATACCGATCTCGCCACGGCTACCGCCGACACGGAAGATGACCCGGCGAGCCAGCAGATGACTGATCGCCTTGGAGGCAACGTCACGGCGGATGTTGGTCAGCTTGGCCAGCTCGTCAGCAGTGATCCGGCGGGACTCCTGCTGATAGCCAATCGTGTTGCGGGCGATAGCCATCAGAATGCGAAGCTCGCGGCCAGGCAGGTCTACTGCTGCCACTGCTTCCATCAGGCTGTTGTCCATCCGGGTGAACCCTCGGGACTTGTCTAGCTGGATGATGTTTGTCATGATTCGTCCTGTTCGTTGTATCTAGGCCGGGGTTGCAGCCCCGGCTTTTCTTTGCCTGAAGATCAAGCGACCTTCACGGACTCTTCGAGCTGATCCAGGCTGTGCCGGGCTTCAGCGATCTCGCGGCGGATAGCCTGCTTCTCGATCTGGCTAATGCGGCCGTCTGCCATGGCCTTGGCCACTTCCAGCGTCACCTCAGCCATTTCCTTCGAGAAACCCAGCATTGCGCGGTCCATGCCGGTGGCTTCCGGACGTTCCTTCGCAACCAGTTCAAAGCCAAAGCGATTCGCCAGGACTTCCAAGATCCGCATGTCGTTGGTGAACTGCAGGATCTGGTGCAGGTGGTTTACGGTGAGCTTGTGCGCGTCGTTGTCCGGGTTGGCACGCTGCAGGAGGCTGACGTGGGAAAGTCCCATCTTCTCGGCGATGCTGCTGGCGCCTGCGTCCTTGACGGTGTTGTGGATGGCTCTCAGGAAGTCTTCCATCGTAAAACCTCGTTACAGTTTCAGTGGCCCGGTGCCATCACCGCGGCGAAAATGGTTCCCAGGAGATCAAGCCCAGGGATGGGAATCAGGCGGCAGCAGGCTTACGGACGGCCTTGAACTTGCCCTTGGTGAGAACCTGGATTTGGTACTGGCGGGACTCAGGGATGGTCTCGCCCCACTGGGTCACTGCGCTGGGATGGATACCAAGGGAATCAGCCAGTTTTTTCTTGCTGCCGAAGTGGGCGGCAACCTCGTGTGTGTTCATCGCGTGTCCTCGCGTTAGCTTGCATTAATTTCAGCATGCTTAATAAAGCAGGTCAAGCATTTCCTTCAGCATTCTTTATGCTTAAATTAAGCAGGCTTAATATTTCGTCATGGACAGACATGAACGGATTGCCCGGGCCATCGGCCTCAGCGGCAAAAAGAAGGGCGAGATCGCAGCTGCATGCGGCGTTGCGCCATCGGCAGTAACCCAGTGGATCTCTGGAGAGAGCAAGAGCCTAAAGCCCGAGAACCTCTATGCCCTGGCGGAGGCTACCGGCTTCAATGCCGAGTGGCTGGCTATTGGTCGCGGCGCAGAGCGTTTCGATGCCAACGTTGAAGAGGCGCCCGCCAATCGAGGCAACATCCCGCTAATAAGCTGGGTCCAGGCCGGTGCATTTCATGAGGCTACAGAGGCATATGCTCCAGGGATGGCCGAAGCTTATCTACCCTGCCCCACCCCTCATGGACCATGGACGTTCGCCCTCAAGGTGCGCGGCCAATCCATGTACAACCCGCATAGCCCCCGCTCCTTTCACGAAGGCGAGATGATCTACGTTGACCCAGATCGGGAGGCAGAGAACGGTTCCTTTGTCGTTGTGAAGCTCGTGGACGAGCAAGAGGCCACATTCAAGCAGCTCGTCATGGAGGGATCGCGCCGATATCTGAAGGCCATCAATCCCTCCTGGCCCGAGCCGTTCATTGAGATAGACGGCGAGGCGCATATCGTCGGCGTGGTCATCGGGAAATACGCTCAGTTCTGAGAGCAGAGACGATCTGTGATCAGGCAGAACGTCAGGAAGATGGAGTAGGAGGAAGGATGGCAGACAATGCGCAACAGCCATTGCCCAAGATGGTCGACTCGGGAAAATTAGCAGAGGCCTTTCGACTGAAAGGCGTCAAGCCGAACTGCCCAAGCTGCGACAAGATCGGGTGGGATTTGAGAACCGGCGGCGGAATAACAGGCGTTACGTTGTCTTTCGGTGATACGGAGGGCAATACGTACATGTACGGGCATTCAGCTATTTGCTTGGTATGCAAGAACTGCGGCTTCATGAAATTGCACGCGCTCGAGTTTTACGGGGACTGTCTGATAGAGGTTCCAGATGGACAGCCTGATTGATCAACAGAGCCCTCCATCCCTGGAAAGCGTGAGGGACAAGCTAATCCTGGGAAGCCCCAGATTTGGGACCGTGGGCGTCCGCGACGAACACGACCGCCCGACAATGGAAAACGTTGCGGCCCTACTGTCAGAGTACGAAGCACAAATTGCAGCGTTGGCAGCTCGCCTGGAAGGCTATCAAGCTAGGGCTGAATTTCAATCAGATAGGGCGCATACTCAAGGCATGAGAGAACAGTCGGATTTTCGCCATGAGATGGAGCTGCGTGACCAGTCCATCCATAGAGAGATCAAGAGCCGGGAAAGAGCTTTCCGGCGGGAGCTTGCTGCGCATAACAAGCTGCTGGACTACCGACTCGAAAAAATGGAAGCGGCGACCAACCAGGTGGTCGAGGCGACAAAAGCCAGCCGCTATTGGATAGCGGGCATCGGTGTAGCTGTGATTCTTGGAATCATGGGCGCCAACGCAACGCTAATCGGGAGTGCAGCCAGCATATTTGATGGCGGCAAAGCAGCCCTACAGCGCCAGCAGGATCTTGAGAAGCTTGCCCGCCAGGCGCAAGAGCAAAGCGCCCAAACTCAGAAAATTCTCGAAGCAATCCAAGCGCAGCAAAATCAACCCCAGACCCAGCAGCCTAAGCCTTGAGCAGACCATGCATTCAAGCCCGGCCCAGCGCCGGGCTTTCTGTATCTGGTCGCCGATAATCCGCCTCAGGAATTTCCACTACGGGTTGGCTACGCTTAGCTCTTGGGCTCATTCCGCCCCCAAGGTACTGAGCCAAGGCCCGGACTGGAGTGCGGGCCTTTTTTTACCCTACTCCCGCTGCTTCCCGCTCTGAAGCCGGTTCATCTCGACCTTCACCATGTTGCGGTACTGCTGCAGCGCTCCTTGCGGGCTTTTTCATGCCTAGCACAAATGACCTAGCGACTTCGGCTTGAACTGAGATGCCTCCTGACCTACTGTATATTTGAACAGTGTCACAGAGAGGAGTCCGCAATGCCCCGCTATACCGACGACGCCAGCAGCATCCAGGGCGAACCAGCTTCGCATTACCAGGCCTTGTGCAATCGGATCTCGCATTGCATCAACTCGCCACGAGCCCAGCGCGACAAGACCGCGCTGCTGGAGCGAAGTCCTGACGATACAGACGCGGACTGGTCGAAACTGCTGGACGAGATAGCGGAGAATGACAACGTGACCCTCGCCCATCGCGATGATGGGCGTGTCCAGGTGTTCTGGACTGTAGCCAAAGACACCTGACTCTGTAGCCCGCCACCGAGCGGGCTTTTTGTTGCCCTGTAATTTCAGCATTCTGAATTTATTTTCTTCAGCATGCTTGACGGGAGAACTTCAGCTTGCTTAAATCACCACATCGGCGTCAAACACCGCCAGGCAGCGAAAGCAGCCACTGTTCTTTAACAACCCAGGACCACCGCGAGCCGATCCCCTTACGGGCAAAGCGCGGTCTAGAAATTTCGGCTCCCGAGCTGGTGCGGATCACCAGCCATGCAGGCCCATGCGCTGCATGCGAACTCAGCCAGTCACCGCGACCGAGCCAGTAGCTCATAGCGACAGTCGGGAGGACCCGCGACAGGGAAGGCTGAGGGAGAGAACAGAATTGAATTAGCGCGCCGAGCTTCGGCAATGAGGCGCGCCGGACTTGATGTAGCCCTGCCCGCCTACCAGGCCGCCAGAGCTGTAGCGCTGCATCTCGTATGGACCCATGAAGGCGCCGCTGCCTGCTGATCTGCGGCGCTGGAGGAAGCTCAAGGCCAACCAGCCTACCCCTCACGACCTGCAATCAGCAGCGGGTACGGAGCGCGCCAGGGCGACGACCTGGATGACAGCCGGAAAGACGGCCCGATCGCTTGGTTCGCCAGGCTGCATCGGAAAGGTGTGAGTGCGCAGGCTGATGCGCAGGTGAGGGACCCAGTAGGCGAAAGCCGAGCCCTGTTCGAGTCAGGGCGCCACTGACGGGTCGGTCGTCAGTAAGCCGGAGATCAGCACCGGCCACACCTTTCCGATGCAGGAAGACCGGACGTCGCGCCAGCTACAGGCCAACAGGAGCTGGCACTGCATCACCCCTTCTCGCCAGTACGCACATCACCGCAATCCCCCAGCGGTGCGTGCTGGCGCTTTTATCCCCGGAAGGTCACGCCATGACGAGCATTCCACACGCCGTTGAGGTGTGTACCGAGCACTACAGCTTCAAAGATCGCAGCAGCTGCTTCAGGTGCCCGATCCAGAACGAATGCCACGCCCAGGTTGGCTCGAGCCAAGAGGCCCTGGAGGTGTGGCGAGAGGAACTGGAAGCAGCAGCAACACAAGCTATCCCCGCGCTACGGCGCCCATCGAGACCCACACCATGAACGCATACGCAAATCACGCGGCGCTCGAAGGCGCCCAGCGGCAGTACGACAACGCCTGCCCGGCTGAATCCGAAGCCTGGATCGACACGAACGCCGGCGAGCACTGGCTCAGCTGCTGCACCGAGCGCTTCGAGAAAGGCCAGGACGTCGTCGTCGGCTCCATCAAGCTCAAGTACATCGACTTCCTGCGCGAATTCAGCGCCCAGCGCGCTGCGATCGACGCCGAGGACATGGAATACACCCTAGATGAGCACCTGATCATGGGCACCGTCTGCCACCGGTACGACGGGCTCAAGGAGAAGGTCGTGCTCGAGATCGTCAAGCCGTTCGCCGCCCTGGCCGAGCGGGATGCCAAGGAGGCCGAAGAATGATCACCACACCCTGCCCCGCCAACGAGATCCTGCAGCGCGAGTTCGCCCGGCTGAGCGTGTCCCTCATGCCTGATTCCGATGCCCACGACCTGGTGGTCAAGGCAGAGGGTTTCCGCGAACTGCTGCTAATCGACGCCGGCGACTTCGCGTTCTGGGAACGCAGCGCCAAGCTCGCCGCGGAGTTTCGCCGCCAGCACCTCCGCTTCCAGAGTCAGCAGAAGTCCATAGGAGGAGCAGCAGCATGAGCAACGTCTTCGTTCACCCCAAGGTCGCTAGCGCAGAGCAGACCAGCGAGCTGCAGCTTGAGTCCTGGCACCTGATCGAGAAGCGCGGCGCGTATCGCGTGCTGGTACCGAACCCCAAGGCCATAGCCCAGCTTGCCTACCTGAGCAGCTGGCAGGCTAGGAACGGCCTGGCGGACAAGCTCCTTGAGCGGAGCCAAGCATGACCCCTCTCCGCTGCGCCTTCACCATCCTGATCACCTACACCCTCTGCATCGCGGCCGTTCTGGCCTACGCATAACCACTACCCTCCACCGGCTGCACTCGCGGCCAGGACTCCTGTTGACATGAAAAACATCTACTCCGCCTTCGTGAAAGCGCAGATGGCCTTTGCACCTGCGCTCAAGACCAGCAAGAACCCGCACTTCAAGAGCCAGTATGCGGACCTGGCGACCTGCGTCGAGGCGGTGATTGATGCGCTGAATAGCAATGGCATCGCCCTGATCCAGCCGACGCACGAGGACAGCACTGGGGTTACGGTCGAAACGCTGTTCATCCACGAGTCCGGCGAGCAGCTGAGCGCCGGCAAGCTGCACGTCCCCGCCGCCAAGCAAGACCCCCAGGGGTACGGCTCTGCCCTCACCTACGCCCGCCGCTACTCACTGATGGCTGCCTGCGGGATCGCCCCAGAGGATGACGACGGCAACGCGGCCAGCCGGCAGCGCCAGCAGCAGGCACGGGTTATCACCCAGGCCCAGGCCTCAAGACTCAAGGGCCTCCTGAGCGCCTGCCCTGAGCAGGTCATCCAGCGGTTCACCAATGACTGGCCCGACACCAGCCTCATGCCGGCCGATCAGTATGACGCGATCGCCAGCAGCCTGCAGCGCGCCGGTGAGAAGTACCAGGCCATGCTGAAGGAGAAGGAAAATGCAGCTGCTTGATCTGGAGCAAGGATCTGAGGCCTGGCTCGCTGCCAGGCTGGGGATCATCACGGCGTCCGAGGTCAAGAGCCTCCTGGTCAAAGGGCAAGGCGAGCGCGGCTTTGGCGCGGACGCCATCAGCTACATGGACCAGCTGATCGGCGAGCGCATCACCGGCGTGTCTGCCGATGCTTTCGGCGGCAATCGTCACACCGAACGCGGTCATCTGATGGAACCGGTAGCTCGGAAGCTGTACGCCGACACCGAGGAATGCCAGGTCGATCAGGTCGGGATCATCCTGAACCATGGCATCGGATATTCCCCTGACGGCTTGGTAGGCAGCGACGGCCTAGTCGAGATCAAGACCAAGCTGCCCAAGATCCAGGTCGGAGTGATCCTCGCCGGCGAGATCCCCAAGGAACACATCGCCCAGTGCCAGGCCGGCCTTTGGGTATCCGAGCGCGAGTGGATCGACTTCATCAGCTACTGGCCGGGCATGCCGCTGTTCGTGAAGCGTGCGTACCGGGATGACGAGCTGATCGCCAAGATCCAGGCCCGCGTCCTCTCCTTCTACGAACTGCTGGATGAGCGCATGAATCGCGTTCTGGGAGTAGCCGCATGAACACCTGCGCCAACCTCTTCCACTCCGAATCTGAACTCCGCGCTGCTCTCGGTAGCGCGGCGATCCTGGACCCGATCAAGCACCCACGCCGCTGGGAAATCGCTCAGGCGCGCAAGAAGGTCAAGGAGAAGACGAAGAGCAACCGGGCCGCTCAGTACGAAGCAGCCCAGGCGCTCATGGACCCGCGGGCTCTGGCTATCTCCCTCTTCCATAGCCGGCGCCGCCGCGACAAGGCCAAGTACATCGAGGCCAACAAGCACCTCACCCATCAAGAGATAGCTGACGCCACTGGCTGGACCATCGGGACCATCCGGAAGGTATGCGTCGAGTACGGCATCTACTGCGCCCGGCCGCGCAAGGAGCCCCGCCATGATCAGTGACTTCGCCCACGACATCCGCGCCCGGGCAGCCGAGCGCACCGAGCTGGACATGATGATCGCCACCTACCTCGCCCAGGGCGGCCGGATCACCTGCCTAGACCCCGAGCCCGAGCCCGAAGCCGTCCATTCGGAATGGCTGAACCATGCCAAGCGCGTGAAGCTCGTGGCCAGGCGTGAGCAGCGGCGGAACAAGGTGGAGCGTGCAGCATGAGCGAGATCGACTGGAGCAAGGCCCCGGCAGACGCTACTCACTTTGGCCCAGCATACGGATCTTACGTCTGCTGCTGGTATCGCCAAGAGGGTGACGCCTGGTATTGCGGCCAGAAGCCGTGGGAGAACGGCTGGAGCAAGCTGGAACTGACCCCGGCCCGCCGCGAGATGCTCATTGCCAGACCAACTTCCGAAGCCTGGTCTGGCAAAGGCCATCCCCCGGTAGGGACGGTTTGCAGACTGAAGTCGCTTGAAGGTCCATTCGGTGAAGGTGACTGGGGAATTGCTGAGATCCTCTATTCCACAAAACAGGCCATCGTCTGGCGCTGGCAAGGTCATGACATCTTTGAGTTCGGGGCAAACTTCGGCGACGTGAAGTGCGAGCCAATACTTACCCCCGAGCAGATCGCAGCCGAAGAGCGGGAACGCGAGATCGAGACGCTGGCAACGGACATCATGTCCGAGCAGCACGTATCCGGGCGCGTCATTGCAGAGCGACTGCATGCCCTCGGCTACCGCAAGGTGGAAGGCGGTGCAGCATGAAGCGCCGGAAGCCGAACAATGCTCGCGCCCGGGTCGAGCGCGCCAGCCGCGCCCTGCTGAGCACCAACCACGTCGGGGTGATCAACATCGATCCCCACGGCGGCCAGTTCCTGGTGCACCTGAAGACCGGAAAGCCGATCCGCCACGGGGTGGCCCTGGCCAACGCCGTCTGCGACATAGCCCACCGCTGGGTCATCTACTTCAGCGCCTTCTGCATCGACCAGAACGGCCTGCACTACATCAAGTCCAGCGAGATCGCGACACCAGGCATCCACCTGGCCGGCCAGCTCACCGAGGTGATCGAGGAGCACTACCGTGCCCTGATGGACACCTGCAACCGGCGCCACATCGTCGGCAGCGCCTGGATAGCCAACCCCTGCGGCGTCTCCCTCAGCGAGGAGCAGGCGGCGCATATCTACGACGTCACCGGTGCCTGGCAGCACGTCGAGCGCTCGCAAGCAGCCTGACCCTCCCCTCACGCCATCTGGCGTGCCGACAGAGTATTGACCCATGAAAATTATGAGCGATGAACAGTTCGAGAGAATCTGCGAGCTGGTAGAACACGAACTCCAGTCACCGGATGCCGCTGCAATGCTTAGCGCCCGCGACGCCGTCCAACGTCAAGAACTGGCGCGGGTGGAGGCGGAGCGGGACAGCGTGCAGATCGACGCCATGAGCTATTCCGAGCAGCGCGACATTGCCCAGGCGCAGCTGGCGGAGGCTGTGGGGCTGCTGAAGTACGCCATGGAGTCATCCAGCTTTCGGGAAATCTTGACCCTTGAGCGTGACATTGCCGACTTCCTCGCCCAGGCCGAGCAGCAGGAAGCACAGGGCGCGCAGGCCGGGGAGTTCCAGCGCGAAGACCGCTACATCGTCATCAAGCGGAAGGATTTGGAAGCCGCCCCGTTTAAAGATCGGATCAATTTCCTCCAAGAGCTTGCGATGCTGGAAGCACGCCTCCCCAAACGCGAGTACCTGGTCGTCGAAAGCGACTGGCCGGAGTACGAGCCGACGTGGGCCGCTATCCAGGCTCGCGTTACTGGCCAGGGTGAGGGGGCCGGGGAGTTCTGGACCTGGCTTGATCTGGCCTACCGCGACGGCAGCAAAGGCGAAGGTCGGAACTTCACCAAGTACAACATGGAAGTCGCCTACCGTGCCGGCACCGAGGCTGCTCGCGCCGCCCTCGCCACCCAGCCCGCCGCTGGTGAGCCGAAGTGGTCGTGCCTGAACGCATGGTTCCTATCGCTGGAGCCAGGTCGGCAAGCAGTTCTGCGCGAGGACAAATGGATGCTGGCCGGCGCCGCATTCGATGCAGGTCGCCAATGCGCCGCCCCGCCTGCTGCTCCTCTGGCTGCTGGTGAGCCGGTGGCGTTCGACGGAAAAACCGTAGCTGACCGACTGGACCAGATGGCAGATGCCCAACTTCCTGGATCTTCTGCACAATCTGATCTGTATGCGGCTGCAACAGTCTGGAGAAAGCATCTTGCCCCGCCTGTCGCCGCGCATGGGGATGAGGCGGTGCGTTTCGAGCGTGCCGACGTTATCGCTGTTCTGCGTGAAGACCTGCTTGCAATGAGCGGTGACGTAGACCCATCAACCGGGCGTAGTGAAATGGAATGCCTATTGTCTAGCTGGCTGAAGGGCCACGACATCCCGGTGTTTCGCAGAACACTTTACGCCATGCGCGCCCAGGGCGACGGAGGTGATGCATGAGATGGCACTACTGCATCCGCTGTCGGCGGGATTACGAGGACTGCCAGTGCTGGCCGCTGGCGAGGCATCGGCCATGAAAGGCTCCATGTCCCGCTTCTCCTTCCAGCACTCCACATCCATCTGCGAAATCTGCGGCAAGCCTCGTAACCGGGGCCAGGGTCCGGCGCGGCATGACCGCTGCTCGAAGATCCGCCAGCAGATGAACGCACAACGTCACGCCAGCTGAGGTGAACTATGCCTGGAGGAGCCCCTCCCCGCCGCCGGCTTGAAATCCGCGGCGAGCTTCTGACCCTGCGCGAGATCGCCGAACGCTACGGCATCCCCTATCGCGCCATCCATGACCGCTATTACGCCCAGTGCCTGGAGGGTGAAGACTTGATAAAGCCGCTGCGCAAGGTCAGCACGGAGATTGCCGACGCCTGCAAGGCCACTGGTTTGTCCTTAGGCGCTATGCGGTATCGGAAGCTGGCCGGTAAAGACCTGTACGCGCCAGCACGTCAACGGCTGAGCGCGGAGGAGCTAGAGCTGCTGGCCCAGATATCCCGCGAGACCGGCATTCCGCGAAACGTCCTGAGCACCCGTTACCACCGCGGATGGCGCGGCTCCAAGCTCCGCAAGCCAGTCAGGGATCGAATCTGCAAGAGCGCCGATCGCGGCCTGGACGACTGGGTGTCCGGCTCCCGGCCTCGCAAGTCCGCCTGATCCCCTTCCTACCCCACCCCATTGAACCCGCGCCCTGGCGTGGGATGAGAGAGTCATGCCCATGGAAAAGAACCTCGGTGGCTGGATCGTCACCAGCACCGGCGTCCGGTTCGAGCTGCTGGCGCCGACGGTGGAGATGATCCACCTGGAAGACATCGCTCACGCCCTTTCGAACGTGTGCCGCTTCGGCGGCCATACCCGCGTCCACTACAGCGTGGCGCAGCACAGCGTCCTGGCCAGCCACCTGGTGCCGCCGGCGGACGCGCTCTATGCCCTGCTCCACGACGCCACGGAAGCCTACATCGGCGACATGGTCAGCCCGCTGAAGCAGGTCATCCCGCAGTTCCGACAGGTAGAGGATCGACTCTGGTCGGTGATCTGCGAGTACTTCGAGCTGCCGGAGCAGATGCCGGTCTCGGTCAAGCGGGCGGACCTGATGATGCTGGCGCGCGAGCGCGAAGACCTGCTGCCCGCTGGCGAGCCCTGGGCGCTGCTGGAAGGTGTCGAGCTGCCTGCTCAGCCGATCGTTCCCTGGTGCCATGAGCGAGCAAAGAGCGAGTCCATCCACCGATTCTGGCAAATCGTCGAAGGAGCCCAGCCATGACCATCCTCGTACAGCAGCTGCGCGCGGAGATCGAGCAGCTACAGGCGAAAGTCGTGCAGCTGGAGAAGTCGCTGAAGCTCGTGCAGTCGCACGCGCACACTGCCTACACCCGCGGCCGTCAGGCGGGCCTTGCCGATCAAGAGCAAACCGCCCGTGAGGCGACGGTTGCTATGAACCTGGCTCGTGACCAGATGCTGGACGAGAACGAGCGCTTCACTGACCTGTTGGAGAAAGCCGAGCAGGAGCGCGACCAGCTCAAGGCAAAGAACGCGCAGCTGCGGCAGATCGTCAGCGAGTGCGCTACCGCTTGCGGCGCCGGGGTGAGCCCTGAGTGCAGCCTGGCCTTCATGGCCGGCCTGCCTCGTGAGATCGAACTGGCGATTACCAAGGAGCAGCCATGATCAAGCTCACCGATTACAACGGCCGGGACCACTACCTGGCACCTGCAGCGATAGCGCGCGTGACGGAGGCTGGCGTGAGCAGCCAGTGGCACGGCATCCGTTCGATCGTTCGTACCTTCGACGGCCTGACCCTCGAAGTGCGTGACACGCCGGAGGCGATCGCTGCCCAGGTACGGGAGGCTAGCCAGTGAGCCGAATAGCACCCGCAATCGGCTCACCTGATGAGCCGGACACCCAAGATGCACCGGAGGCGATATGCCCAAGATGACCCTGGAGAAGTGGGGCGAGACGAACTTCGACCCTCAGCCCGCCCTGAATACCCTGCGCAAGTGGGCGCGCGAGGGCCGGATCTTCCCGGCGCCGGTGAAGCATGGCCGGAGCTACTATGTGGATCCGGATGCCCAGTACATCAAGCCCGGATCGCTGCGGGCCCGAGTGACGGAGAAACGCCATGGCAGCAAGGCCGCGTAAGACCGGATCGAAAGACCTCCCACCCAACCTCTACCGCAAGCTCGACGCCCGCAACGGGGTCACCTACTACTGCTATCGCGACCCGGTATCCGGCCGGACCTTCGGCCTGGGCACCGACAAGCAGGCCGCCATCATGGAAGCCCACACCCAGAACCTCGACCTGATGGGCCGGGCGATGCCCAGCCTGGCGGAGCGGATCGCCTCGGCGCCGCGGCGGCCGTTCGCGTCGTGGATCGAGCAGTACCAGAAGGACTATGAGAAGAAGGGCCTGGCGCCGTCGTCCGTGCGCAACGTGCGGATGCGGCTGGCCAACCTGGTGAAGCGCTTCGGGGACCAGGATATCGGCGAGATCTCGACCTTCGCCGTGGCCTCCTACCTCAAAGAGATGGCCGAGGCCGGGAAGGCGCAAATGGCCAGGGCGATGCGCTCTCTGCTGCGGGACGTCTTCAATGAGGCGATCGCCGCCGGCTGGCGGAAGGACAACCCCGTCGACGTGACGAAGGCGGCCCGGGTGACGATTCAGCGCCAGCGGCTCACGCTGGAGACCTGGCGGCTGATCTATGAGGAGGCCAGACAGCCGTGGCTGAAGAGAGCCATGGAGCTGGCGGTGCTGACTGGGCAGCGGCGGGATGACCTGGCGCGCATGCAGTTCCGGGACGTGGTGGACGGCGCGCTGCAGGTGGAGCAGTCGAAGACAGGGATGCGGCTTAGGCTGAGCACCGAGATCCGGCTCGAGTGCCTGGGCCTGGACCTGGGCGAAGTGATCCGTTCTTGCCGGGACCGAGTGCTGGCCAAGACGCTGATCCACCACTCGAAGCGGGTCAGCGCGGCCAAGCCCGGCGATCCGTTGATGCTCGACACCCTGTCGAAGGCCTTCGCGGAGGCGCGGGACCGGGCGGCAGCCAAGGCTGGCATCACGTTCGGCGACTCCCCGCCCACCTTCCACGAGCAGCGGTCGCTGGCGGCTCGCCTGCACGAAGCCGAGGGCCGGAGCGCCCAGGCTCTGCTGGGCCACAAGTCGTCGAAAACCACGGCGATCTACCGGGACAGCCGGGGCGCCGAGTGGGTCAGCGTGGCATAA